CCTGTCGATAAGAAATCAGACAAGTACTTTGTTTACACAAAGAACGACTGGTTCCGCGATGAGGCACAACGCCGCGCAGATGCCACAGAGTCAGCAGGTTCAGGTTACAACCTAACCACAGGCACATACGCCGCTGATGTATGGGCATTCCATAAAGATGTAGGCGACCAAACACTTGCTAACTCAGATGCACCATTGAATCCACTTCGTGAGGCTTCAGAGTTCGTAACACACCGCTTGCTACTTCGCAAGGAACTTCAGTTCGTTTCTGACTTCTTCACCACAGGTGTATGGGCAGACGATGTAACTGGCGTTGCTGGAACTCCTTCATCAGGACAGACAAAGCAATGGTCAGATTATTCATCTTCAGACCCAATCAACGACATCGAGGCTGGAAAGTCTGAGATTCTTTCAAACACAGGACAGGAAGCAAACACTCTTGTTCTTGGATACGAAACATTCCGTCAGTTAAAGAACCACCCTGACCTAGTTGACCGTATCAAGTACACATCTTCACAAACAATCACAACCGATATGTTGGCAGCAATGTTCGACATTCCTCGCGTTATGGTTGCAAAGGCAGTAAAGGCTACTAACAAGGAAGGTGCTTCTGGTGCGTATGGCTTTGCTTACGGCAAGGGCGCACTTCTTTGCCATGTTGCTACAAACCCAGGAGTTCTAACTCCTTCTGCTGGATACACATTCAACTGGACTGGCGTATCAGGTGGTCTTGGTGCAAACATCGGAACTTCATCATTCCGTATGGAGTCAATCAAGGCGACTCGCGTTGAGGCTGAAATGGCTTTCGACAACAAGGTAATCGGTTCAGACCTCGGTTACTTCTGGAATACAATCGTCGCTTAATTAAGTCAATAAAGAGGGGGGAGTCGTAAATGGCTCTCCCTTCTTTTCTTAGAAAAGGAAAATAAATGCCACAGGTAAATAGACTTACTCGCGGTGAAGCGGCAGTCGGCGCACTACAAATTGGCGACAACGATACTGTTTACGGTATTGAGTTCGGCACAGTAGCAATCGACCCTGCTTCATTAGCAGCAACAACAAAATCAGCAACAACCTTTACACTAACTGGTGCGGCTACAACTGACATCATTATTGTAAATCCACCTGCACTCAACGACGATATACTCTTTGTTGGAGCCGCAGTAACAGCAGCAGATACAGTATCCATCTATCTCTACAACCCAACAGGTTCGGCGATTGACCAAGCGGAAGCGACCTTCTCATACTGCTGGATTGATACAACGGCGTAAGATGAAAGCAAAAATCCTCAAGACGCTTACCGTGGACGGTAAAGAACTGCTATCAGGAACAATTGTCGATGTAAGTGGATGGCGTAATGCTAAATCACTTGAAGGCTCACGCTACATTACTTTTGTTTATGAAGAAGAAATTAAAAAAGAAACCAAGTCGAAAGTCATAAAAGACTCAGACACAGAATAAACTAGAGGGGCGGCTAGAAATAGTCGCCCTTTCTAGTCTAAGGAGATAACAATGGCCGTTCTACATGGACGAGTAACAGTAGGCACAACAGCAACTCTTTTAGCACAAGCCAATAGCAGTCGTGATGGAATGAATGTAATGATTCAATCTGCCAAAGGCGGCTCAACAGAAGTCTTTATCGGTGGCGCAGGAGTTACTACAACAAGTTTTGGACACATCATTGACCCTGATGAACACTTTGATATTCATTTGGATGCAAACGAGGCGTTGTATGGAATTACCTCATCAGGCACACAAATAGTTAATGTTCTACGACAAGGCGCATAAGGACTAACGAATGGCAATTCCGGGTAATTTAAGTCTTGTAACAGTTACAGGAACATACATTGATATTAGTGGTGTTGCTATTGCTGGACAAGTTAAGTTCACTCCGCGAGCCGTTTTAAGAAATGTTACCTCAAATGTAATTCTCGTGAATAGCACAATCGTTGTAACGCTAGATGCTAACGGAGCCTTTTCTCAGCAACTCGTAGCAACAGACGATGCCGATGCCTCTCCAGTAGATTTCACTTACTTTGTAGAAGAAGCATTTGTTGGTGGTCGCTCATTTGATATTCTTCTGCCATCCGCAGTTGCAACTGTGGACCTTGCAGATGTTTCTCCAGCCGTAGCCAACGATGGAACTGGCGCACTCTATATTGACGGTGCTGAATTTACTTCTTACGAAAACCGTTTAACTGTCGTAGAAGGCAAAGCCGCCGCAGTAGAAACTTTCCTAGCAACATTACAATCAGGTCTTTCAACTGCTATCACGAACTCAAATAACGCTAGAACATTAGTTAATTCTTACATAACCTCTATTGGTAACATTGGAGATAACGGAATTCTCTATCCTTCAAGGGCGTTCTAAATGTTTGGATTAACGCCTATTCAAATGGTTATTGGTCTTGTCGTAATTACAATAATCGCGTGTTGGTGGGGAGATAGGTAATGGCATTACCGGGCAATATAACTCTCATAACTTTAACTGGACAGTATTTAGATTTCCAAGGCGAACCAATACTTGGACAGGTAAAGATTTATCCTTCCCAAGTTCTTATCGATGCTGCCGCAGATAGAATTATTATTCCGACAGTTCTTACAACCGACTTAGCAGGCGGTTCTTTTAGTGTCCAAGTCCCTGTAACAAACGACCCTGATGTTTCTCCTTTAAACTATAACTATCTTTTTGAGGAATCTTTTGAAGGTGGAAGAACTTATTTAATCCAACTACCTTCCTCTCTTGGTGCCTCTGTTGATATCTCAGACCTTAGAACCGACCAAGCACTTGTTGAGTATATTCAGCCTGTTGCTTACCAATTATGGCCCCCACTTAAAACAAGAACAGAAACTCAAGAAACTTATTACGCCGCCGCTACTGTTCCAACTACCTCAACGCTTCCAATCCCTTCGACCTATCAATGGCTCTATCTTTACCTTGATACCTATGCGAGCCTTACCTCGACTTTTGGAACTTATGCAAGTGTAGTTACTCCAAGCCTTAATTTAACTAATGCTCGTATCCAATTAATTTATGACCGTATGACTCGTCTGAACGCCTACACAGCCACTACAACCGACCTTAGAGAGACGACTGACCTTGGAGTGGTATCTCGTACTGGATACAACACACTTGCGGCTAAATATGGCAGTTATCAAAATGTAGCAGCGGCTCATGCAAACTATGGCGCCTTAGCAGCCGCCACTTTCACTTGGACTTATGCTCAAGTAGGAACTCTGATTGGTAACATTGGTAACGCTTTAACAACTACTGATGTTTATTCCTTTACTGGACTAACAGATGTCCTACTAAGTCGCCAAAGAACAATCCAAGGAACTGACTACGGCGCCCTAGAAAGAACCTTAGCCACAAACGCTCAGATTGCTAGTAATTTTGCTAATTATGGTTTGTTGGCGGTCGCCGAGTTTACAAACCAACTTCGTGATTGGGCTGATAGACTTCGTACTGCGGCTAATAAACCAAATCCGTTATTGACTAGGAGTTACCAATATGGCATTAACCTATAAAGTCCTAGGACAGTCTGCGCCAACAGCGGCGACTCTTACTTCTCTTTATACTGTTCCTTCCGCAACTTTTGCTATTATAAACTCCGTGGTCGTTTGCAATACAGGTTCAACCGCAACTACATTTCGAGTGTCGGTAGCACAAAATGGTGCCGCTGATACTTTGGCTCAATATGTGGCTCGAGAGGTTGCTATAAACGGCAACTCAACCACAGAACTTGCTCTAGGTATTACCATGGATGCCGCGGATATTCTAAGAGTTTATTCGACATCTGGTAGTCTTTCATTCAACGCCTTTGGCGTGGAAATCGTTTAGGAGGCATAAATGCCAACAACATCAGGTGGGTTGCGCTACCCTGCTTCAACGGACGCAATCAACATTCCTTTAGACTTAGCAAACCTCGCCAACGATGTTCAGACCTACATCGATACAAACGCTTTAACAACAACAGGAACTTATACTCTTACAAATAAGACTATCGGCTCGACAGGTCTTTTCTTTGAAGGTTCAACAAGTGATAACTTTGAAACACTTCTTACTGTCGTGGACCCAACAGCAGATAATACAATCACCTTACCTAACGCTTCAGGAACAGTTTCTTTAGTAACAGGAACAGAGACTCTTTCTAATAAAACCTTTTCAAGTTCTATTACGATTGCTGGAGCCTCGACAGGACAAACTGTTCTTCAGGCGGCTTCATCGGCTGGTGGAACACTTGTATTGCCTACTGCTGGTGGCACGCTTGCAGTTACAGGTGATATTGGTTCAGGCGAAATGCTCGTCATAATGCAGGCAATCTAACTAAAAAGTAAAATGTTTATGGCAGAATAGCCATAGGAGAAAGAGGACGAAATGCCAGTTAATTCACCAGTAGCCTTGTTTAGAGGCAACGCTACTACTACCGTAGGAACGACTCTATACACAGTCCCTGCTTCAACAACCGCTATTGTTACAAGCGTTGTTGTTGCTAATAACTCATCTTCTGCTCAAACATTCACAATGGCGTTTGACTCTATTGCTATTGCAACAACAGCGGCATTGGCTGCTAACACAACTCAAGTGATTGATATGAAGCAAGTTCTTGGAACTACCAAACTAATCACAGGTGGAGCGAGCGCAACTTCCGTTTCATTCCACATTAGCGGAATTGAGAGCGTCTAATGCCTACAAGTTCAATCCCTTCAGGTGGTGGTGGCGGACTCCAGCCTAAGTATCAGAAGTTCACTACATCAGGAACATTTACTTTGCCTGATGGTTACGGTGCTGCTAAACCCCTGCTTGTAAACATTCAAGTTATTGGTGGCGGTGGAGGCGGCGGCGCTTTATATACTTATGGTACAGGCACTATTAATATCAACTGGAGCAGTTATTTTGGTAATAATCAAACTGTTGCAATTTCAAATGCTAACGCTAATACAGTTAACAATTCATCAGCCGCTGGAGGCTCTGGCGGTCTTTGTGCGACACAACTTTATCTGACTTCAAACCTGACTATTACTTGCGGCGCGGCAGGTGCTAGAGCGGCAGGAGCATCAACGACCGTTAATGAAAATAATCGTAATATCAGTGGGGGTTCTAGTAATCCTCAGGGAAGTGGAAATATCGCAGTCACTAGCAACAACGTTGGAGGCTCTGGCGGAACAACAACTGCAAGCGTTCTTCAGGCAACTGGTGGAACTGGGGCTAGTGGACCTACCAGTTTGATGATGTATCAAGATGGTAGTTGGGCAACTACTGGTGCTGGTAATGGAGGCGGAGGAACACCTGCTGGTACTGCTGGTATGGCTACTCCACTTCTCGGAACACTTGCTGGAGGTTCAACTTCTGCTACTCCAATTCGCGGTTCTTTCGGTGTCGGAGGAATTTCAACAGATTTAACAACCTCAACAGGCGCTGAAGGTACTGGTGGTGGTACGAACTCAATTGGTGCGCCTGGCGCAGTTATTCTTACTTGGTGGCAATAGGAGATATGATGAGTCCAATTAAAAATGTTGCTCTTATTAATGAATTAGGGCAAGTTGTAAACCATGTTGTTGTTGATACTGACGACACAGAAACAATTACCGCCCTTCACGAACAATGGGGAACAACTCGTTATGTTGAAACTAACGATACAGATGTAATTATTCTTCATAAAGATGATGATATCTGGACAGAGCATTCCGAAGAATCAGGATTTATTCTTCCAGACTTAGAAACTTATTTAAAGCGGATTGGTCAATGGCCTGAAGAAATGAAAATTAAAGAAAAAACGGTAAATGGTAAGAAGTATCCAATTGATTCAAACCTTTTAAAAAGTAATGCTCATCTCCGTCCTGAAGGGTATATCTTCCCTGAAGGCGAAACTGAAGTAGATGACCTATAAATAAGAGGTAACACTCTATAAAGAGTTGCTCAAAAAGATTAAGACCCATAAGATTTCATTATGGGTCTTTTTTCTTTTAAAAAAATAACTTTTCAACCTTTCGATAAATATGTCGAGGCGGTGAAAAGCAATCCAATTCCTGCTTCAGAAGCCATTCCTGAATGGTATAAAAAACTACCGCGATATGTAAATAATTCAGATAAGCCTATCAGGGCTTTGGGTCAAAAAGATTTAAAAACTTGTGTTCCTTTTCGAGACGCAATGATAAGTGGATACTTACTTTTAACAACAGCGGATATAGAAGTGACTCAATCAATTACGGGAGATGTAGATGTATTTTCAAATCAAACTCTTCAATTTTCAGTTGTTGAAAAACGAGGAGATATAAATGATGTTTCTTCTCAAGGATTTGGTATGCCTAACCCTTTGGGTACTTATCCAATAATGTTTGCTTGGTCGGCTTCATGGGGGATTAAAACTTCAAAGAAAGATTCTGTTTTAGTAACACATCCTTTTAATAGAAACGACTTGCCATTTGTAACCACATCAGGAATTATTGATAGCGGATATTTTAGTGTCGCTGGAAATATCCCCTTTTTTATAAAAGAAGGATTTCAAGGAATCATTCCAAAAGGAACTCCAATAGCACAGGTCCTACCTTTTGAAAGAAAGAAATGGATTAATAAGGTAATACCTAGTAATCTCGAAAAGTATTCTATGTTAATGACTCTACGAGATAGTTACTTGGATGGATTTTATAGTCGTTTTATGCGTCAAACAAAAAGTTATAAATAATGAAAACTGTCTATTGGTCTCCCTTTTTTCCAACAGAGCAATACCCTTCTATTCAATTAATGTATGAAGAACCCGACTCATTATTAACAGATTTATTACCTCGGCGCAATAAAGAGACAAATGGAGATAATTGGTTCCAATGCCACGCTTTTCTTGCTAGTGTAAAAAATACATTTGTTTTAAGAATTCCTTTTGATGTTACTTTTGGATTAGATACTGAATTGGGTGTTATTCCAATTAGTAATAATCACGAAAATATGAAGTTTGTAGCCATCAAACAACCATCAGTTATAGAGGCTCATACTTTTGCAATCCGTGGCAATTGGATATTTTGGTCAGAAGAACCTTTAGTTATGACTTCAATGCCAGCATATTATCACAAACCAATAGTTGACGGTTATTACATTGGAGGTTCTATGGATATTGGGCAATGGTTTAGACCAATAGAAGGTGCAACTCAACTTAATCCAAATGTTAATACTGTTTCATTTAAACGGAACGACCCGATAGCCTATGTAAGATTTGAAACCGACGAGCCTGTTCAATTAAAACGATTTTATATGACCAAAGAACTTGAAGAACTGTCTTGGGGTTGTATAAAATATAAATTGTACGAGCCCAAAAAAACTTTACTTTATTTATATGATAAGTTTAATAAACGAGGGTTGAATCAAATAATAACTAAACAAATAAAAAGAAACGAGGTCGGGTAATGGTAGAAATTATTTTTACTTTGCAACATGATAGCACTTTCATTACAGAGCCTTATTTTCCTGTCTCCGCTAATAAATCTATACCTGCTTGGTATAAAGAAATGGTAACTGGTACCGAAAACGCCAAAGATGATAAAGAGATTGCCGATAACCAAACTATTAAAAGATGTATGCCTGTGTTTGACGCAATTACCTCAGGTTACATTATTAAAACTTTTACTGATTTAGTAGTTCAAAGAGATGAAAATGGAATTGCTTCTTATTATTGGGGTTGGGATAGCGGAGAACATATTCAAATTCACGGACCTCATCAATTAGTAAATTATAAGAATTTATTCTTACAAAGCGGGGCGCCTAAACTTAGAAACCCTTGGGGTATCAAAACTCCAAAAGGTTATTCTTGTTTATTTATACCTCCAATGCATCAACCTGCATGTGGAATAAGAATTTTAGAAGGAGTGGTAGATACAGACAAATACACAGTACCGGTTCAATTCCCCTTTTTAGTAGATGAAGGATTTATTGGAACTGTTCCTGCTGGGACTCCAATTGCCCAAATTATTCCTTTCAAGAGAGAATCTTACAAAATGAAAATTGGAGGGAACGAAGAACGACAAGACATTAATCGAGTAAGTAGTTTAGTAAGGTCCACTTTTGTTAATGGATACAGAGGTAAGTTTAGAACAAAAAAAGAGTATTTATGATTAATGTATATTATTCTTCTGCCCTCAAAGTTACAAAAGTATATTCTCATCTTCAAGGATTACGCTCTACCGAAGCCAAAGTTAATTTTTTAGGGTGTCCAGCGGTAAGAGATTTTTTTAGTAACACATATTCTTTCAATCTTACCGAGGATTTTTATGTAAGTTATAAAAAAGGTTTTGCTAGCGCTTCTAATAATAAAGAGATTTATTACAAGAGGGCTCCTCAATTAATAGAAACTAACATTTTTAATTTATGTTTTTCAACAATTATGTTTGCCGAAAAATCTTTGAAGGTTCAAGTATCCTCACCTTATTTTGAAAAATCTAGTTATATGAGGCAAGGGACTTTCGTAGGCGGAATATACGATATTGGTAAATGGTTTAGAAGTATTGAGGCTGAAATAATTACTTTTAAAGAAAAAGGTAAAATAACTTTCACAAAAAATGAACCTTTATTTTATGTTAAGTTTTCAACCGAGGATTCAATTAATTTAATGAGGTTTTCTTCGACTCCAACATTACTTAGTTTAAGTAACAATTTAACTATTTCTCCATTTTCGGACAAACCGCAAGGCTCTCTAGAAAGTCGATACGAGGCTTTTGAACGGTCTAATTACCGAGAAGCCATCCTTGAAGAAATTAAAGCCAACCTAGTGTCTGAGGATGAAGCCAGCCCGGGCGTGTAACATAAGAGTATGACTTGGACTTATGTAGGACCTGCCACCGCTGACCGCGATAAAGTTCGCTTCCTTATTCAGGATGTGGATACAACTCGTCAATTAATGAGCGATGAGGAAATCGCTTGGCTTCTAACTGAGTGGCCTGATGTTTATGATGCAGCCGCTAATGCGGCAGATGTGTTAGCCGCTAAGTTCACAGGTAAGGCAGATTACTCAAAGTCTGTTGGCGACTTATCTCTAAATGAAACCTTTTCATCTCAATCTCAGAACTTTAAAGAACTCGCTAAAACAATTCGTGCTAACCGCCATCGTCGTTACACAGTTTCTTGGGTTGCTAATGCAGATGCTCTTAAATCAACTGCCGATAGAGAGGTTACGACTTACAACACAGATGCCTTCTTAGGACAAATGGATAACCCTCGTTCTACTACCGCTGAAACGAGTCTTCAGTAATGCCAACATGGTCAGGCACAACAGGTTTTGATTCTGCTAACTTTTTAGAAATGATGCCCGATACAGTCGTCTTCAATGCAACTGCTTCTAATGATAAGTACGGAAAGAAAACTTTTAGTGCGACAAATATAAGTGTTCGTGCTCGGTTAATAGATGATGTTGTTTTGATAAAAAATGCCGAGGGTCAAGATATTGTTTCTGCTGGCAGAGCAATTCTTGCTGGTGATTACTCAACTCTTACCCTTGGACATAAAATAACTTTGCCGAGTGGTGCAAGTCCAGTCATAGTAAAAATAGATTCAAAGAACGATACCTCTGCCACAACTCATCACACAGTTGTTTATTATGGTATGTAATGGAGATTTATTTTCCTGACCTAGAAAGAATCCAAAAAGCGTTAGCCGCTTCAGGACCAGCAGGAGTAAAAGTTGCGGCTCGTGCTTTAAGGAACGAAGCGCAAGAGGCGTTTGCCGCCTCTCAAGATGAAGTGCCTGTCGATACAGGTGCTTTAAAAGCCTCAGGTCGGATTCGTCCTGAAACAGGAGTATTTGAAAGAGGCAACGAAGTGTATGTCGAACTCACCTATGGTGGCTCGGCTACGGAATACTCTATTTATGTTCACGAAAACCTTTCAGCAAATCACCCTCACGGTAAAGCAAAATACTTAGAGGACCCACTTACTCGTCAAGTGAATGGTATTGCTGGTCGTATTGCTGATAAAATAGAAAGAGAAACGAAAGGACTGTTGCGGTGATAATTGAAGCCTTGGGCGATTACTTACAAAATACTGCTGGTGCTTTTGGCGCTCACGCTTCTCAAGGAACTCTTGGGGTAAGTATTTTTTTAGGTAAGATGCCAGATACTCCAGACGCTTGTGTAACTATTTACGAATACGAAGGAATGGCTCCAAGAGAATCTTTTGGTGGTAATCCTTACGATGTAGATATGCCTCGCATTCAAGTATTAGTAAGAGGTTCTCGAGATGATTACCCAACCGCAAGAGATAAAGCAAAGACAATTAGAGACCTGTTAGCAGACTTAACGGATGTAACGATTTCCTCAACGAAAGTCTTGCGTGTCGCTTCCTTAGGAGCCTTTATTCCCCTAGGATTGGACGACAAAGACCGACCTCGCATCGCAGTTAATTTTCAAGCGTATGTAGAAAGATAACGATGAGCGAGCAAGTCAAAGACCCATACGGAAGGGGCTCTAATCGTGACGAATTCCCCAAGTGTTGGCGATGTGGACGAATCCTCGCAGAATATCTCACCGTCCCATACTCGCTCAAATGCTCGCGTTGCAAAGCAGTCAACCAACACCTTTAAAGAAGGTTTATCTGCGCTCGTAAATAACCCAAGATTGTTTATAGGGCAAGAATGTTTTGTAGGACAAATGCTTTGTTCTATCCCTAAAGAAGAATCAGAACTTTTAAAAAAGGCGCTCGCAGATAAAAGAATCCGCCATGTCGATTTAGTTCGGCTATGTGAATCTGAAGGCTACAAAATGAGTGAAGCAACAATGCGCCGCCATCGTGCTGGTGGTTGCAGGTGCGCTAAGTGAGTTTTGAAGAACGAGTTAAAGCACTCGTTGGTCAAGCAGAGAAAGAAGAACACGAACCACCTAAAAGAGACCGCAAGGCTCAATGGGTCCCCGGAATTGAATGGAAAGGGGATGAAGGTGAAGTAACTACTTTGCCAATGGAAGGCGAGATTGCTCCTGATTGGACAGGCGTTCTTCGAATGTGGGGATTGGACCCAGACTACTTTGCAGTAGTTGAACCAGTTTTATTCAATGTTTGGGGCGACCCACTTGGCGCACTTAATCGTCAATGGAAAGGCAAAGTAGTTCGGATACAAGACTCTAAAACGGACTACAACTTAGATAAGTTAAAAGAAGAAATTAAAAACCATAAACGCAAGAAGGTAGAAATTATTTATGGAGAAGGAGTCTTCAATGTCGTTCTTGCAGATTGGCAATTAGGCAAGCCTGAAGGCGGTGGAACAGAAGCCACAGCACAACGAGTTTTAAGTGCCATAGAAGCCGTTCTGAGCCGCGTAGCCGAGTTAAAAAGACTAAAGCGACCTTTAGGCACACTCCAAATAATATGGACTGGAGATAGCGTAGAAGGCTGTTTGGGGCATTATGAAATGCAAACCTTTGGAGTGGACTTAGATAGACGAGGACAAGTTAATGCCGTTCGAACATTACTCCTTGAAGCAATCCGTGTTTGGTCCCCACACTTTGATAAAGTTCGATTAATAGCCGTGGGTGGAAATCACGGAGAGAATAGAAGTTCAAATGGAAAAGCATTCACCACACTTGCAGACAATGACGACCTTGCGGTTATTGACCAAGTTAAAGATGTCCTCGCCTTCAATCAAGAAGCGTACGGTCATATTGAGGTCATTATGGCGCCTGACCATTTATCTCTTACAGTTGAAACGGCTGGTTGGATTCTTGGTCTTACTCACGGCCATACTGCTCGTTCAGGTTCTACTGCTGAATTAAAATTAAAAACTTGGTTAAGTAAAATGTCTTTAGGCCGCCAACCAATAGGCGAGTGCGACATTTTAGTAACTGGTCATTATCATCACTTAAGACAAGCCGATTGGGGAAGCGTTCATTGGCTTCAAGCGCCAGCACTAGACGGAGGTTCGGAATGGTTCAGACTAACAACAGGCGAACACAGCGAACCAGGAGTCCTGACCTTCGCAACTTATCCCGAGAAGAAAGTAGCGGACCTACAAATCCTATGAACACACCACAAGATATTGCCGACTATGCCGTTCGATTAGTAAGCGGCGATAGACAAAACGATTACGGTCATCCTTTAGATGACTTCACAAGAGCAGGAAAGATATGGGAAGCAATTTTAGGATTTCCTGTATCAGCCGAACAGGTGGCTCTTTGCATGGTTGGAGTAAAGATTGCTAGAGAAGTCCACGGACAGAAAATAGATAATGCCATTGACGGTATCGGTTACTTCTTAACTTTAACTATGGTTCAACAAGAAAGAGCCGAGCGTCAGTTAAAGAAAAAGCAAACTGAGTGATACTCTTTAATTAACCGAGTCCTTAGAGACCCCAGCCGTTGTCGAGTCCTAGTGACCAAGTGGTATTGGGGTTCTTATCTGTCCAAAGGAGGCAGTATGGCCCAGTATCGAGCAATGGTTGGAATTGATTATCCGCCTAACAAGCGTGTTGAAGCAGGCGAGATTGTTTCTGACTTGCCCGGCGATGCAATTAAATGGCTTCTTGAAGATGGTTTGATTGAAGATGCTAGTAAGTCACCAAAGAAAGTCGAAGCAGTAGTCGAAGAAAAACCTGTAACTGTTATTGACTTATCTGACGGCATTAGTGTTGAAGAAGCCGAAGCAATTGTTTCCTCAACTCCCGAAGCCGAAACAATTATAAGCGAGGATAAATAATGCCTACATTTCGCCATGGTAAAAATACAGTCGTACTATTTGATAACTTTGATTTAAGCACTTACTTCAACTCCGTATCCACAAGCGCTATGGCTGAGGCGGTTGAAACTACAACTTTCGGTTCAGCAAATAAAACTTATGCTGTTGGAATGAAAGACGGCACAGTTAGTCTTGAAGGACTATGGGCTGGAGATGTTTCAGGCGTAGATGAAGTCTTAGCAACTTCTGTTGCGTCTGCAACTAAAAAGATTATTACAGTCGGTAGCGAAGGCGCGGCAATAGGTCGCCGAGCAAAATTAATTAATACCGATGAAACTTCTTACGAAATAAGTTCAGCAGTTGCCGATATGGTAACTATTTCTGCTGAAGCACAAGCAAGCGGAACAGTTGGTGGATTAGATGGAGGCGTATTACTAGCCGCTCAACAGTCTGTTACTGCAACCGTAAATAACACTAGCGTTGATAACTCAGCATCTTCTGCAAATGGAGGAGTTGGGCATCTGCATGTTACGGCTAATACTCGTAATGGTGCGGCAACAATAAAAATACAACACTCAGCAAATAACTCAACATGGGCTGACTTAATTGTATTTACAGCAACAACTTCAGCAACAACTACTTCAGAAAGAATTGAAGTAGCCGCTGGAACGACAGTAAACAGATACCTTCGTACGATTGTATCTGCATTTGCTGGGTCATCAGGCTCAGCAACCATCACCGTTGGATTCGCAAGGAGATAAAATGCCAACATTTCGCCACGGTAAAAACTCGCAGTTCACGATTGCCGATAGCGGCGCAGTTGTTCGTGATATCAGCAGCGCGCTGAACTCAGTAACAATGCCACGCTCTATCGAAACTTTGGAAACCACTTCTTTCGGCTCCTCATCAAAGTCTTATGTAGTAGGTTTCTCAGATTCAACAATTTCAATTGAAGGTTCATTCGAT